TGTCAAAACTGGCAAACCATATCCACTGGCAGATTTTCAAAAATTCATTTTATCGAGTTTGTACGGATGGCGAAAAAATCTGATACATCAATAAGGCGATTTAAAAAAGCACTAATCAGTTTAGCCAGAAAGAATGGTAAGACCATTCTCGTTGCAGGGATTGCCCTGTACGAGTTTTTATTTGGATGGAACCCAGCTATGTCAAGACAATTGTTTTGTACAGCAAACGATAAAACACAAGCAAAAATAGCGTTCGATATGGCTCGTAAGCAATTAGATGCTTTAAGGGCGCAAGATGAAGATGTGCGCAAGGCTACTAAACGAGTACGTGAAGAATTAAGAAATTTAGTGGATGAATCCTATATACGACCACTTTCCCGTGATACAGGGGCAGTCGATGGATTTGAACCGTATGTTGGTATCTTAGATGAGTTTGCAGCGTCTAAAACTAATGAAATGATTGAATTGTTGGAATCTGGTCAAGGGCAGTTAGATAATCCGTTAATTTTGATAATCTCAACAGCTGGATTGGACTTGAACGTGCCAATGCACACAATCGAGTATGCGTATATCGAAAAACTTTTGGATGAAGAAGTTGAGAATGATGAATACTTTGCATTTATTGCTGAACAGGACAATGAAGAGGAAATTTCGGATGAAGCCAACTGGATAAAATCAAATCCAATTCTTGAAGTTAAAGCACTCCGTGATAAGATGATAGCCTATCTACGAAAACGTAGGAAGGTATCACTTGAAACTGGAACGGTGAATGAAGTTCTGGTTAAGAACTTTAATATGTGGAGACAATCCTCTGAAGAGTCTTATATGGATAAAGAAAGTTGGTCTAAAGCTAAGATTGATAGACCAGACACAAGAAAACGTAGAGTATGGATTGGTGTTGACGTAGGTAGGTCGAGTGACTTATTCTCCATTTCTCCAATGGTCATGATGGACGATTACTGGTATGCGGATAGCTTTTCGTTTGTTGCTACCAAGTATGGTCTGATTGCTAAAGAAAAACGAGATGGTGTTTCTTACACCAATCTTGAGCGAATGGGTGAATGTGAGATTACCACTCTTGAAAGTGGGGTTATCGACGATGAGCGTGTTTTAGAAAAGATTGAAGAAATGGTTTATGAGAATGATTGGGAATTACAAGGGATATTTTTTGACCCTTATCAATTTGGTTCGTTATTGACCATGATTGAGAAACGACATCCTGAGTGGCCTTTGACGCAAATACCACAGACCACCATGGTTTTGAACATGCCTACTAAACAATTCCGTGATGATGTCCGATTAGGGAAGATAAAACACAGTGGAAATCAGTTGCTAACTATGGCAATCAATAATGCATATACCAGAGTTGATAATAATGGTATGAGGATTGATAAGAATAAAAATAGCAATAAAATCGACCCGCTGGACGCTCTTTTAGATGCGTATGCCGCTTGTTACCTGGAACCGTTCGACGGTACAGGATACTGGACGAATGAGAAAATTTTGAAAGGAGATTCGCTGTTTTGAGATTTTTAAATCAAATACATACAATCTTGCTATTAGTTGGATTGTCTTTCTTTATCTATGGTATTTTCTTGATAGGTGAAGTTTTTGGTTACATAACTACAGGATTGATATTGTGCCTGATAGGTGCATATATTGATAAAACGAAGTGATGTTGAAAAAAATCCTAAAATTTGGTAGAATGAGTTAATTTTAGGAGGTGTCTAATATGACAAAAGAACAAGTTAAACAACCAGAACGTCCAGTTTATAAAAAGCCTTTATTCTGGACTACCATATTGTTTGGATTTCTTTCTTTTTTTCTTATGATTATGGTTTTTGTAGTCGATTCACATTATGTTGAATTGACAAATGCATTGGCAAAGCATAATGTATACTATAGTGCTAAGGATAAAGACATTCATTATAATGCAACTGGTACTGAACAAAATACGTCGTCTTCAACAACACCATCTCCCTCTTCGGATTTATCTTCTAGTAAAATCGAATCTGCTAATAAACCGTCAACTAAAACTAAAAATAGTTTTAAATTAGGAGATAGTGGTAAATTCAGCGATGGTTCAAAAGCAACTGTCAATAAAATTTACGATGCATCGGATGTAGAAATGCTTGATGTAAAATCTGGTTATAAACAGATAGCAATTGACGTCGTGTTAGAAAATACAACTGACAATCCTTTGAGGGTTAACTTCCAGTCTTTTAATGTGTATGATTCAAAATCAGAAATAGGGATTTTTAATGCTAAAACATACCACAACAACATCCCTCAAACATTAGCAGCTGGAATGAAAGCAAGTGTTACTTTATACTACACGGTTAAAAATGATGGACCTTATACTGTATCTTATGGCGACGGTTTATGGAAAGAATAGAAGAAGCACCAATCGGTGCTTTTTTTGTACCCAAAAATAGAAAGGAGGTGAGAATCTAATGGCTTTTTTTCAATCTTTAGGATCATCAAAATTATCTTATGACGATTATATATCATCGGTGGTATCAGCTAATTCAAGCCCTGAATATACTGGTATTAAGGCTTTAAAAAATAGTGATGTCTTGACTGCAGTATCTATTATCGCTGGTGATGTGGCACGTTTCCCTCTGCTAAAAAAAGATTTAATGGGAAATATTGAGATAGACGAGAATATGAATTATCTTCTAAATGTGAAAGCAACTGGGAATGCTTCGGCTAGACAGTGGAAATTCGCAATGACAGTCAATACAATTTTGACAGGAAATTCATTTTCTCGTATCCTTCGAGATCCAGAAACTGGAAGAGCGATGGAATTTCAATTCTTTAGGCCATCTGAAACGACAGTTGAAGAAACCAATGACCACGAACTGATATATACATTCCGTGATCAGTTGAGTGGCAAAGATATAAGGTGTGAGTCTGATGATGTTATTCATTGGAAATTCTTCAGTCATGACACGATACTTGGACGCTCTCCATTGTTGTCTCTTGGAGATGAAATCAGTCTCCAAAATGGTGGAATTAACACCTTAATTAAGTTTTTCCGTGATGGCTTTTCAAGCGGAATTATTAAACTTAAAGGCGCTCAGTTGAACGGTGAAGCTAGGCAAAAAGCACGTATGGATTTCGAGAAAATGCGTGAAGGTTCAACTGGTGGAAGTCCGCTTGTATTTGACGATACTCAAGAGTATACCCCTCTTGAAATTGATACTAATGTCTTGCAGTTGATTACGTCAAATAACTTTTCAACTGCCCAAATCGCTAAAGCTTTGCGAGTCCCTAGCTTTAAATTGGGAGTGAACAGTCCAAACCAGTCTGTTGCTCAGTTGACGGAAGATTACGTTACCAACGACCTTCCTTTTTATTTTGACGCAATCACTAGTGAGTTAGGTCTAAAAGTGCTAGATGATGATGAACGTAGGAAATATCGTGTTGAATTTGATACTCGTAGCGTTACAGGTCGTAATGTTGATGAGTTGGTGAAACTTGTTAACAATCAAATCCTGACACCGAACCAAGCGCTCATTGAGCTTGGTAAAGAACGTTCGAGCGATCCAAATATGGACCGCTACCTATCTAGTTTGAACTATGTATTCTTAGATAAAAAAGAAGAGTATCAAGCAATGAAAGGAGGTGAGACAAGAGATGCCAAAGAGAATCAAGATGAAGGGACCGCTGATCTCGAATAATCAACAAGAAGTTTATGATTATTTTGGGATGGAAGCGGTCAGTGCTAAATCTGTGGTTGATGCTTTCCCAGAAGATGGAAGCGATGTGGTACTAGAGGTTAACTCAAACGGTGGTTTAGTGACTGTTGGGAGTGAAATCTATACTGCATTACGTTCTTATCCTGGGCGTGTCACGGTTGAAGTGACTGGGATGGCTGCAAGTGCTGCAAGTGTCGCAATCATGGGAGCAGATAAGGTCTGTATTAGTCCAACTGCTCAAATTATGATCCATAAAGCATTATTACCATGGGTTTCAGGCAATAGCGATGATTTGGAGAAAGCGTCAAATGCTTTAAAAGCGAGCGACCGAGCCATTGTTAATGCCTATGTATCTAAAACAGGCCTTGAAGAATCTGTTATCATCGACATGATGAAAAATGAGACCTTCATGAGTGCTGAAGAAGCGGTTGAAAAAGGTTTTGCTGATGAAGTGATGTCCTTTGAAGGCCGTGAAGTTGTTGCAAGCTTTGGAACAGGAATGTTACCACAAGCAGTTATTGATGACTTTTTTGCTAATAAATCGAGTCGTAAGAACGAAATTGAAGCAATGAAGTTTGAATTGGAAAAAGAAGAATTACTAAAAGGGCTGTAAAGCTCTTTTTTAATACCCAAAAAGGAGAATTTAAAGGTATGTTTAAAGAAAAAATGAAAGAACTGAAAGCACAAATTATGAATATTGGTGCTGAAATTACTGCTAAAACAGAAGAGTTGAAAACTGTTTTGAACGAAGGTGATCTTGAGAAGGCTCGTGAAGTGCGTGCTG